TACAGGTCATTGGAACTTCAACCACGCAATAGTTTTTCTTTTTGGTTTTTTTAATCAACCATTTCCATAATTTTTTAAAGTATTTCACGATGCACAAATTGGTTAATATCTTGTTGAGATTCATTGCTAAAAAAAGTATGGTATACAAAAATAGCTTGTTCCACTTTTTCTCTCCCTCTATCTATAAATTCATCTCCTGGAATAAATATTCCTAATTGAAAAGTGTTCTTGTCTATTACAAAAAACTCTAAAGGCTTATCAAATAACTCTTGGTATATAAATGCTTGACTATCGTAATTATATTTTCGAGCCGAGTATCTAAAATCTGAGATTGAACTTGAGGTTTTGATGTCAATTAATTTATCTTGACACACTATATCTGCTTTACCTTTCCAGTCCACCCCCATTATATTTTTTATCATAGGAATTTCATACTGATTACTGAGATTATTAATTTGAGAACTCATTTCTTCATTGTTATTAATTATCTCTATCATCTTATCCAGGTTTTCTTTTTCTTTCTTAAGCAACATCATCTTTCCCTCTTCTTCTAATAAATCTTTATATGCTTTAGTATTTCTGCTTGTGAAATCCACCACCTTATATTGTGATAACTTGTTAGGCTCTAATAAAGCTGTATGAAAATACCTACCCTCAAGCATAGCTTTAGTTTGGTCTTTAGGTCTCCTAAAAGATTTAGGATCTTTTAACAAGGAATATATATCAGAGTTAGACAGCCATTGTTGTCCGAACTCTCCATAATATAACTCATCATTTTTTAACTTATTAAGATTTGATTGAGTTGGTTTTAAGTTTTTCACACCAAGTATTTAGAGAGTTCCTTTTTCATTTTAGCATCCACGATATAGTGCTTTTCTATATCTTTCATTAACAAACTCAAACTTTTGTCTGCGTTTTTCTTAATGTGCTTTACAGCATTCTCATATTCTTTGGTGTTAGCCTCTAATTTTACTCTGGTCTTCCCTGTTTTTAAGTCAGTAACTTTAACCTCTTCCAAATCAAACGCTTTTTTTAAAGTATCTAATTTTTTACTTTTAGAGGTTTTTAAAGGAGTAGAGGTATATACTTTTGCATCAGTATCAGCGTCTGTTATAACCCCTAACATTGAAGACAAGGCATATCTTCTAAAGTATGTGATACCAGCCCCAGCAGATTGAAATTTGTTCATCCCTTTCATATCGCAATCAGGAATATGACACCAAGCCTCTATACTTTCTCCTGTGGTAGTGTGAAATAAAGTTGTTCTTAATCCATCTTGCTCTACAAACTGGGTAAAACCTAAATGATGTTTCTTAAGAACAGGTTTTATTTGAGCAATAATATGCTCTAACTTTACATATTTGTATCCATATCCATCAGTGTCTTTTAACAGCACTGGTACTTCTTGTTGGAAATTAGCCAACGCTTTGTAAATGTTTTTTCTTTCCATTATTTTTAATTTAATTAGTGATTTGATTTAATTTTACTTTGTGATCTGCATATTTTTTTATCAGATTTTCCCTCCGAGTTTTTAAATTTTGAATATGCTTATCATTTTTTCTGGTGTTCATTTCAACTTTCATACGCCTCTCAATGAGTTCCAGTTTGTGTTTACAATTATTAATAGCAACCTGGATCTTTCCTTTTCTCCACCCATTCTCTAAAAAATAACTATATTCTTCTTCTTCTATCTCTTGATAGTAGTGTCCTCCTTTAGAGCAATTAAGTATCTCTATTTTACTGGGAAAAGATTGTAGCTTCACACCACTTCCCATAACGCTTAACCCTTTAGGCAGAATAGAGGTAACAGCAGTGCTATCCTCTAATGCTTGATCTACTATCTCTTTTAGGTTGTACTTCACTATGCCTCTTTATTTATTTTTTCAATCATTTCAAAGTAGTCCTGATCTGCATCTATCAATGCTTTAGCTTGTTTATATCCGTGCAGTATAGTGGAGTGAGCAATCTTACATCCATTGTCTTCCATAAACTTTTTTACATACGACACTCGTATTGGTCGTTCTAAACATAAATAGAACAACAGCTGTCTGGCATCCACCAGATCTCTTCTTCTGCTTTTGTCAAACATTTCATCTAATGTTAAGTGAAATTGTTCTGCTATTGCGTGTGCGTACTTGTCAAATATCTTTTTTTTCATTGTTTTAATTTTTCGTTTAATCTTTCTATTTCAAATTCTAAATGAGCAATCGCCTTTCGGAGATCCTCAACAGGAGTGTCGTGCTTTCGAGAACTTCGGAGGCAGTATGTAACAGCAGTCCCAATGTTATATGTACAATCAAAATCGCTAACTACATAACGAGCCTGATAGTTTCTGTTTTTGTTTGTGCCTATATAATAATGAGGCACTCTGTCATCAGTTGAGTTTTGCATTTTTAAATTGGTATTTAGTCATATCGTTTTTAATTCCTCTGGTAAATTTCATTCTATACTTTCTTTCTTTCTCTATTAAATAAGCTATCACAGGTTTTGTTTTCTCTTCCTTTCCACTATATTTAAAATAATTATCCCACTCGATATACCTCTGCTTGTAAATTATTTCTAATTCTTTTCTGAGTTTTAATTCTTTTATGAGATGAGTATGCATTTTAATTAGTAGTAAAAAAAAGGAGAGAATCAAAACATTTAATATTAATGGATGCTCTTATACACCCTTTAAGTTAGTGGTAAAATTAACCGACCCTCTCCCTTTCAAACACAAAAACAAATAGTATGAATAACTTTGGTAAAAATAATAAATTAGTTGTTCATAAACAAACTAATGTAGGTAAATTTTTACTCATTATCATCAGCATAATCACACGCCTCATTATACAGGTTGGCGTTCTGATCCTCTACATAATCCACAAACAGATTATACCATTTTAATAGCTGTTTTTCTTTGTTCATCTTTTTAATACTTTATCAACCACTTTTTCAGCATCTTCGCATCCCTCCACCATTTTACTATCAGCATAATCAAAGAGTATGTCGTTATGTTCTTCTAACAACGCCACTTTTCTTTGCAACGCCCTTACTTGTTCGTGTAAAAAATCTATTGTTTCTTTCATAATTTATATCCAACCTTTAATGGAGAGATCAATATCGTAACCCCCCTCGTTAATAATTTCATCTGTAATTTCCTCTATATAGTTTTCAAAGCGATCTGTTACATCATCTCCATTTAATGTCATTTTATCAATGCAGATTTCCTCGTATGGAGGTTGCAACCTGTCGCCATCTTCTTGGGAATAAGTATACTCAACCTCTACTATATTGTTAGCAGAAATTTCCCAGTCGTATGTTAATTGTTTGTGTTTCATAGTTTTTGTTTTAATTTGTAAATCATTTCCTCACAATGCATAGCATACATTGTGTCGTTACTTTTTAATGCTTGTCTCAAGCATTCTTGCCAGAATTTTATATCTTTCATAGCTTGTTAATTAAGTTTTTTAATTTTTCTAAATCACCAACCATTAATATACTATCGTTGGTAAATAATTTTCTGTGTTCAAATAGTGATACTAATTTTTTTAATTCTTTTATCGTGTCTTTCATTTGTCATAGTGTTTTAATGTAGTCCATTCTATATCAAAGTCCGATAATTTTTCAGGCTCATCTCTAAAAGTGTTGTTTTCTATTAGCCACTTGTCAGGATCGTTAGTAATTTCTACTATATACTCTCTCCCTGTGTTTTCCGTAAATCTTATTATTGCTATATCCATTTTAATCTATTAATTCTATTTCATCCATATCTTCGATCATCTCCTCCTCCATATAGTCAAGGTTGTGTCCCTCCATTAGCCATACAGGTAATGCATCTCTTTCTTCTAACATCTGGTCAATGGTATAATCTATTTTTCCATTTGCTTTAAACTCATTAAGAAGATACCCTCCCCAATACTGAATGTCATCAAAGTCGCTAAACATCCAGTCCAGAAATCTTGATTTTTTTAATTTATATAATTTTTTATTTTTCATTTTCTTTATTTTTATGGGAGATGGCACGACATATAGCCATCAATTACATTGTTGGTTTCTCCTAACAACAACCATATATTATTGTTGTTGGGATAAAAACTCTAACGCCTCTTTTTCTGTTTCTCCCACAAACTCTTCTAAACAATACTCCTGATACCATCCTCGCTTGTAGGTGTCATCTATGTTTGTGTATTCATCCTCATCTAAATACGATAGAGTTCCTAAAAACTCCCACTCTTCATATATAGGATCAGAAAATTGGGTGTCTTCTTCCATTTCTTTAATTACTCCTTGTTGGTTTATAACAAAAGTTTTATCATCAGTCCAATTAGGAATGTCGTATTGTCCCCACTCGTAACACACTCCATCTTTATAACTCATCCATCCTCCCCATCCTTGTTCTTCTTCATAAGTATAAACAAAAGAGGTTACTAATTTAGAAAACTCCTCTATTAACTCTGCACACAGAGGCGACCAAGCTGTTGTAAAGTGATAGACATTGTCTGATACACTATTTTCATAACAACCCCATTTAGTTCCCCAGTTATGCAAACTCCAGTCATACCAATTATCAAAATTATATTTGTCAATATATTCTTCTTGCATTTCTTTGGTTATTCTTCGAGTCCAAAACTTCTCTGTGTCTTTCTTTTTTTCGTGTTCTTTAAACGCTTGAGGCGATACCACTTGCGTAGGAGAGGTTGTGAGATGGAGTTCTTTAGGCATAGGCAAAAGATATTCGGCTAAACCCCCATCTTTCTTTACAATTTTTTCTAATACTTTACGATCTTTGTCGTGGTGTACAATTATAGCACAATAGCAATGATTAGGCATTTTTTTCAATTTTAGTTAATAATTCAGTTGGCGATCCATCAAAAATAATTTTCTTTTCGTAGGTATCTTTTACTTTGATTTGTAATTTGTCTTCTTTTAAATACACAAAGTAGGTGTATTGTTCCCAACAATCTTCGGTGTTTGGAGGGTGGATATAAATATTTCCACAACCCTGTTTAAAGTGTGCTATTAGTTGAGCAGTTAAACAACCCATTCCATTAGCCAGTTTTGTTGTATCGCCAGAATATCCATTAACGACTTTAAAATCTTTTAAAAATTCTGCCAGATCGTTTCCGTGTCCTGATAAACCCCCATCATAGTGTCGATACATTGTTGTGAGGGTTTTGTTGTCTTCGATAATATGCGTTAAACTTCTTGTTCCCATTTTATTTTATTTTAGTTAATTATTTTTAAATTGTTTTCTTTTATAACTTTATATCTTTCCTCATCTGTTTCAAACCACTCTACATCTATAATATCTCCACACCAACCATCCTCATCAAAATCATCTATAAGATAAAGTCCATATATAAGTCCATTATTGTTATCTTCTTTTGGGTATTTACAATCTTGCCTGACTTTTTCCCACATTACTATTTCTGCTAATTGTTGTTCCATAGTTATTTTATTTTAGTTAGTAAATTTCGTGTGTTGTGTATATTCCTACAAAGTCGTACCACTCTCCTAATTCAGTATGTATCTTTCCATCTTCTCCAATGCCTACTGAAAAACACCAAGTTTCATTTTT